GTACGCGCCCAACTGCAACAACCTCTTGGGCATGGTCTTAACAACCACTTCCGGCGTTGGCGGCAGTTCCACCGGTGCGGGTCCGATCTTCTTTCCAAGCACGTCTTTTCTGACCACGACGCCCTTATGTTTGGACACCTTTTTGTCCGGTAGTCTTACCACAGCCTTTGGTTTAGGTGGCGGTGGTTCGGAAGGTCCTTTTTTCACAGCTAGCCCCTGTTTCTGCGCGCGATATACAACGCCCATCACCACGTTGCGGGTGGTGTGCAACTCTCGCGCTATCTCCCCGGATACTTTGCCTTCATTCCACATGCGAATAATATCGTCTTTCACGTTTCACCTTTAGCTATTTGCGAATTCGATGCCACGTTTCGGCTATGATGGCTATCGCCTTTAAAACGATGGTGGTGGTCGCCATCACCATCATCACAGTAATGCACAACAGCAGCACTAGGCTGATGTATGTGAATGCGTCTGTCATGCTCGCTGCGTTGCCGCTCATTAAGCACCTCCGACGTTTGGGCGACCGGCATCACCGATCGCCCCGTTTGCTCACTTAGTTTCTTCAACAACCGGAGATCCAATCACCGGGCGACTCATGATTTCCTTCTCAAGCTGGTTCAAATTGACCGGCATGGCGGTTGCCATACGACCAGCTAACGACGAGTAACCCGCTTGGTCAATATAGTGGTCGGCGTGATTAGCGTTTCCTGTCTTTGCACGCGATATCTTGGCCAATACCTGCATCTGGCAAACGTCGGTGGGCGACACCGGAAAGCCAAGGTAAGCCGACCACATTTTGGCGGTGTGCGCGAAGTTCTCCTCCGCCTTGCCGTGTGTGTCGCCACGGTCGGCGGTGGCCTTAATCGCTGCGTTGAGAATATTATGGTTCATGCTGCTCATTTCTTCTTCGCCTTCTTCCTATAGATTAGGTTAGCTCTATCGGTGATATGCCCGCGCTCGCGCCGCCACCTTTCGGCGGTCTTGCGCAGGTACTCGATCTTGTCTTCCGGGATCCACACCGACACCAGCTTAAAGCCTCGCTCGTGCTGCTGCTCGATGTATCTCTTCATGCGTTCGTTCGTCATTTTTTCCTAATCTCCATCACGACATTTACGAGATCCTTCTTCTCTTGAAGGGCTTTAACGATCTTGGCCTCGATATCGCTACCCGCCATATCGTAGTAAGACACCTGATTGGCCTTCTGGCCGTGCCGGTGGTTGCGGTCCTCCGCCTGTGTACGATCGATGATGCTGTAGGTATTCTCAGCGAAGATCGTCGTCGAGCAGGGGTAGTTGGGTGTGCCAAGCAACGTCAGGCCCTCTTTGGCCGTCGTCGTTTGGGCGATGATGACCTTGTGGTCGTCGCTCTTGTTAAACAGACCAACAATGTCCGACACGTCATCTTTGTCCATCCCACCCCGGATTACGAGGGGGTCGTAGTCTAAGAGCGCGTTCTCTAGCGAGTTGATTGTCTCGCGGTAGTGACCGAAAATAATCGTCTTCCCGTACACGTCCTCCAGCACGTCCTTGATCGCTTCGATCTTGGGGTTTTTTCCGGTTGCACATAGGGGTATTACCTTCTGGCTGTCGTCGATAATGAAACCACTCGTGATCTGCTGCATCTTCATGAGCGCCGTTATGACCATCTGAGCGGTCACTTCGGCGTCATCCAACGCCAAGAACCGGTCCTTCACGATCTGCTTGTAGAACCGTTTCTGGTCGATGTTCATCTCGTAGCCCAGCGTGTAGTACGCCTTGGGTGGGAGGCTGGACATCCAGTCACGCTTCTTTGCGGTGAAGGAGCACTCAGTCAGCATCTCCTTAAGTTCAGATTCGCGTTGCATGCCAATAATCTGCTTGCCCATATACCCGCCCATCACGCCGTAGCGGTTGCGGAACGTGTACGGGCTGCGGTGCCCTCCGTGCTTGTTGATGGCCCGCAATTGTGCCCACAGGTCGACGACGTTATTCGCGACCGGCGTGCCGGTCATCACCCTTTTGATCTTGGCACGATCGAACAGGTAGATGACAGCCTTAGACACCTTGGCCTTGAAGTTCTTGATGCGATGGCTTTCATCGCAGACCGCGTAGCACTCGCGGTCCTTCACTTCAGCCAGTACCTCATTAAACGCCTTGCTGATCATCTTCTCGTAATTGATGATCCACATGCCGACCTTGGGTGCGGGGTCCGGGTAGATAGAGACTTCGAACTTGAAGCCCATCTTCTCCGCCTCTGATCGCCAGTTGGCCCGCAAGTTATTCGGGCAGACCACTAGCAGCAGATCGACCTCGCCCTTGGCCACCAAATCAGTGAATTCCGCCATGACCGTGCCGGTCTTGCCCATACCGGGCTCCATGAAGTACGCGAACCCGCGCATTTCCTGCGACCGTTTAAGAGCCTCCGCCTGCACCGGTAGGGGCGGCATATCGAAAGTCCAGTCGGTCATATCGTATCCTTCAGCAAAACGGCGGAGTTGTGCTGCTTGATCACCAGCATGTCCAAGTACTCGTCCCAAAGTTCAGTCAGAAGCTCTTCGCTAGCGGGCAGGGCCATCCAGCGTTTAAGCATGCGCTCCTTAGCCTCGATCACAACCGGATGAACCCACACATTGCCCAATAGCAGTTCTTCGGACAGGTAGCACAGCTCCTCGATAGAGTCGGCGGCGGACACTATGGCCCGCACCCCGTCCGTGGCCTCCCGACGGGCTCTGGACACGTCCAAGCCATACTTGTCGGTCAGCGTCTCAAAGATGCCCTCCTCGCCCTTCTCCTTTGACCACGCGAGCCTTTTCGCCGGGCCCGGTATGTCGCCGGTCACCGTCTCGTCGAGGTCGTGGTACAATGCGTACCTAAACAGGTCCTCGTAATTGCCCTCCCAGCCGATCAGCCGCGCGATCTGGTCGGCGTAAATAGCGGTGAAATAGGAGTGTTCGGCCAAGTACTGCTGGCGGATCCGCCGGGCAATCGCCCAACGAGGAACGTATGCCATGTCGCGCAGGTTATTGATAAAGGGCTTATTCGGTTTCGTGCGCATCTTGCTTGCTTCCTCGTGCGACCAGATTCTCTCTGGTATCTTTTCCTTTGGCCAAAATGTCCCAGATGAACATGCAGTAATTAGCCACATCGATGCATTCGTTCATCACTTCGTTGGCGGGTTCGTATCGCAGCGAGATTTCCAGCTCGCGCACCTCCGCTTGCAGCTTCTCGCGCAGGTACTCAAGGGGTAGGTGATCCCAACCACCATACCCGTCGCGTTTCTTGAGCTTCTGCTCCATGAAGTAGGCGAAGGAGACGATCTCGCGCCGCACTTGGTCGCTCATTTGGAGAGCCTTTCACGCGCTTCGTTGAGGGTCACGATGTCGGAGGTCGACGGGCCGAAAGAGCACAGGATCAGGGGTGCCTTCTTATAGTAGGAGTGGGCGACGATCATCTTGCTCACGATGTCTTCTAACTCGCGCGCGTTGCGCAGGTAGTCACAGAAGCCAAGGTGCACGATATCTGGGCGAAGCCTCGCGATCGAATCGCGGTACTGGCTCGACGAGAAGGTGAAGATGCGGCGGACTCGCTTGGTGACCGTGGTGCGCTCCGGCTCGATGTGCGGAAAATTATCCCAGCTCAGCTCTAGCTGGTCGGGGTAGACGTCGCCAGAATTGCCCGCAATCGTGCCGTCCTCGTTGACGATATGTCCCACGCGAATCGGGTAGGTGCGCGCCGTCATGAGCGTCTGGTAGAGGTAGGACGGGTGGATGCCAGCATCGGAGAGCGACTGCGAGACGGATACTTCGCGAGAGGTGCAGTGCGGGTGGAACCCATTATTGAGCGAGAGGCTCATGCCCTGCGGCGTCTCGATGGAGACGGCATAGCCTCGCTCCATCATGTTATTAAGATCGAGGCGGTTGACGGTCATGCCCATCGCCTCCAGATCCTTCGCGACATTCTTAGCGGTGACACCCTCGCGCATGATCTTGCGCGCCAGCGCCCTACCGACACCCTTTTGGGTCGATGCGATCTTGGTCGCCCCGGACGCTTTGTTCTGCTCGTAGTCTTTGTCTTCCTGCGTGATCACTGCGGCATTGGGATGAACGACGATCCGGCGCGGGTCGATCTTGAGGTCGAAGATCTCCTTCATCAGCATGTCGACGTCGATGATAGCACCGGCATTGAGGTAGATGATCGTTTGTGGCTTCAGCACGCCCATCGTCGGCATATGGAAAGTGACGAACTTGGTGCCGTCCGGTAGCACGGTCGTGTGGCCCGCATTAGGGGCGGCGTTCGTCGTGCACACCGTTGCCGACCAGTTGTGTTGCGGCGCGTGCTTGTCGATCTGCTCGACCTGATAGGCGGCGGCGAGGCCCTTGCCGGTACTGCCGAACTGGCCGTCGATCAAGACGCTGGCCTTGCCATGCATAAGGTAGTTGCTCATTTTGTTATTTCCTCACGGGGTTGTTAACGAATTGATCGACCGGCCACGGTTGGCCACGTTCTTTGCGGGTAAGAAATTCGAGCGTGCACTCGACCCTGGTGGCTTCGGGCGGGCAACGCAGCATGTAGGTACCGGACGGGTCGACCACCACGACCCACACCTCGCAGCGCAGACCGGCCTTTTCCATCGCGATCATGGTTTGGCGTTGCAGCAAAGTGGTTTCGATGGGAACGTACCCGGTCTTGCGATACTTGGCGACTTTCATCTCGACCACCATGACCTCGTGGCCGGGGGCCTTGAGCAGCAGGTCCGGGATGCCCGACATGAACCGGTGCGACATCTTAATCGCGAATGCACCCGGAAACACCTTCTTGAAATCGTTGATTATGATGCGCTGATGATTAAGTTCACTCATAGCATACCCTTATCGGCCATGATCTTATTCCACGTCTTCTCACCGTACGACGCCCATGCCCAATCGGGCCCGGAGTCTTCGTCGACTTCGATCGGCACGCGAATCTGCGGAAAGTCGCACATGATCTCCAGCGCCTGCCGGTAGACGTGCTCCTTGCCGGGCTCGTACTGAAAGTCGATCGAATCGTGCACGTTGTTTATCATGTCGATGCCACCTTCGGACCGACACAACTCGTCGATCCTGACCATCGACAGCTTGATCATGTCGGCATTCGAGCATTGCAGCAGTCGATTGACCGCCCGGTACGCGTACTTAGGTTCCTCTAAGCGCGACCTGCGGCCAAGAATGGAGTAAACATACCCGCGCCGCTTCATAATGGTCGACGCCTCGTATTGCAGCTTCTTGATCTCTGGCATCGATTTGAAATAGGCATCCACGATCTTAAGCGCCTCGTCCATCGGCAGACCTAGCATCATCGCGGCCTTGTTATTGCCCGCGCCGGTCAGGAGTGCTTGATTAAGGCGCTTGCCGGACTGCCGATCGATGTTGGCCGCTTGAGCAACGGCGGTGTGCGCGTCAATGGGCGGGTCCTGTGTGTAACCGGCCACCAGCACCTTGCACCCGGAGTAATGCGCCAGCAGGCGCGGCTCGCATTGGCTATAGTCGGCGGATCCCCACACCTTGCCGTCGTCCGGAAGAAAGATCGATCGGAAAGGCACACCGGCGTCTTCGTCGCGCTTGGGCACCGCCTGCATGTTGGGATTGGACGAGGACAACCTGCCGGTCACGGTGCCATGTGAGTCGCCGCGCAGCTGATTGAACGACGCATGGACACGGCCCCTGTACAGATGCCGGTCGATCATCGGGTCGATGAACGCCTCCAGCATGCGGGTCGATTTGCGCACGGCGATGATCTTGCGTCCCAAGTCCGTCGTCTTGAGATATTCTTCGGGGAAGGACGCGTTACCGGCTTCGGTGGTCGGCCACCCATCGGTCACGCCGTGTTTTTCGTGGAGCTTGCGCACCTGCACTGCGGAATTGATGTTGGTATCGTCACCTAACGCTTCGCGCGCTTTGTCGCGGGCTTGGGTCGTCACCTCTTTGAGGCGATACAACCGGTCGACGTCGATCTTAATTCCGCGCATAGTCATGCGGTTGAGCACCGGGATCAGGTCGCATTCGACCTTGTGGACCCGCCCCAAGTCCTGCTCCGCGATGGCCTTGCTTTGCTCTTCCCACAACTGCCAAGTGGTAACACCGTCGCCGGTCGCGTAATCGATCGCCACCTTGTCGTCGGCAGACAGCCTCCAGTATTGACCCATGTAGTTCCGACCAAAGTCCTTGTGAAAGACGGCCTCGATATGAGCCTTGATCTCCGTGGACTTCTTGGCCTCTACCCCGGCCTCTTCGGCGCAGTTCTCCAGCGAGAACGACCGGCGAAATTCGTCGAGCAGCGCCGCGTTGATCATGGTATCTTCGAAGGTACCGTTGAGCGTGATGCCCTCAGCAGTCAGGAAGCCCAGATCGAACGCGATATTATGGCCGATCCAGTGGCGCGGTCGGTCCTGATGGGACATTATCATCGCGCGCACCAGATTGGCGTCGTAATTCGGGCCCGTCTCGTGCCGGATCGGAATGTAGAACGAATCGTCCTGTCGGGGACCAAAGGAGAACACGTATCCGCATATCTGGTTAACCCGCCAGTCGAGGCCGGTAGTCTCGACGTCGATAACGACGTGTTGGGCTCGCGCGGTGCGGGCTGAAACGGTGTCTAGCAGTGACATTGGTACCCCTCTTATGAACGCCCCCGGCAGACACTACGCCGCCGGGGGCCAAGGGTCATGGACCCTTAAGTGCGCCCCTCACGCACTCCTTGCTCAGTAGTCGCCTTCTGTAACGGCGTTGTCTCCTTCGCCGTGGTCGACTTCTTCCGCAATACCATAGAGGCCGGATTTCGCCACCTGCGAGTGCATGGTCTTGCAGAAGCGATAGGCCGTCTCATCGGAGTTGATGCCCACAAACGAGAAGTCCGGGGCAAGATGCTTTTTGCCATTGCTGGCCGTCACCGTCGTGGACTTGATCTTGTACCGCAACGCGAACGAGGGGCCACCCTGCGCGCGCATGCGGATGTTGTCCATGAACTTCTTGCCGATCGAGAACGCGGACTTCTGGAACGTCATGACGCCAAAAGTGCCGGTGCCCACTTCGGGAAGAGCGAAGAGGAAGTTGAGCGACTCTTTGCCGGGAGGCGGCGGGTTGCCCTTGGGCCAATGCGTCAACCGCGACTCCGCGATCGAGTTCTTGGTGTCCCAGATTTCCTTCTTACCGTTGACCATTACTTCGAACTGAGTGTTGGACGGGTCCCAAACCCAGATGCCCTTTTCGTTACGGCGACCACGGGCGAGCGGAGCGTTAGCCTCGCCCGACGGGTCCCAGAGGGCGTAACCAGTCTCCGTATAGACCGGCACGACGATGATCTCGTCGCCCAGATCCTCGCGCAGACTGGTGTGGTAGAAATTGCCAGCTTTGGCTTCGCCATTGCCGACCGGCACGCTCGTCGGGTGCATGAGCGAGATGCGCGGGATCGCCATTGACGTACGATCCACGCCCTCCATGCCCAGACCGGCATCTTCCCGCATAAAATCGGGGAGGACCAGCGCGCCGTTTTCTTCCAC